TTATATTTCGCTTTCCTCTGAGCTGTACTCTATATCAGATAGCTTAACCTCAAGCTCTAACCCCGTCGTGAAGCCACTATTATTCAGAATGTGAGTTACTTTACTGATTAACCATACCTGTTCGTCTATTACGCGCTTAAAGCCCGACACACGTACAGGCGTCTCAGGAAATAAATCCGCTCGCCCTAGCGCCAGTGTGATTGAAAACTCCGCAACGCCTCGCTGCAGTTTATCCCACTTAGCCTGAGCGGCACGCATCGCCTGCGCCTTTGATGCGTAGACCGTTGTCAGCGCCAGCACGTTATCGGCTTCACCGGCCATATACTCACCCTCGCGAGCCTCCTGCTCTTTTTTGGCCTTTGTCTTTTTGCTGACAGGCTTTGCTTTCGGGTGCTCCAGTGCGCGTAGGTGTTTCTCTTTTGGCTGGCGTTTCAGCGTCACTTTTTGCTTTTGCGGCTTCGGGTCTTTGGTGTGCAACCATTTTGCCGTTACGCCGGTATAAGCCCCACGGTCGGCAATAGCAAATTGATGACGGTCACCATTGCTACGGGTCAGCGTCATTTGCGGGATGGGTCTGCCGCTGGCCGTCATCGCACTACCGGCTTTCAGAAACAGCAATTTCCCCGCTTTCACTGACACCGCAGCTCCGTTTCGGTCAGCTAGCCGGGTCAGAAACACCGCGTCGGACTCCTGCGACTGGTCGATATGCGGTACCGGGATTTTTTTCAGTGAATCAGCGACACTGGCCGTCAGTTTATTGCGTTTTGCGATGGTGCTGACCAGTTCTCCGATGGTGGTGTCATGCCATGACTCTTCACGCCTGGAATTTAGCGTGCCGCGAAAGTCCGCGCTGCGCGCCCGGATGGTCAGGGTGTCAGGCGCTCCCCGGTGCTCAATCTCATCGACCGTAAAATCCCCCTTATTCAGCAACGCCGAGCCCTGCCAGCCAAGCCACAGCGTCAGCACTGCCCCGCGCAGGGGTAACTCAACTTTCCCGTCGGTATCATCAAGCTCAATATCGAGCTGGTCAGCCTCAAAACCCCGGTTATCGGTCATGGTGAGAGAAATCAATCGGTCACTAAAATTGCTGGTAATGTCCTGGCTGTTCAGCGTCAACATAAATGCCGGTGCAAGGCTGGCACCGGCGTCAATTGCCATCCCCGTTATCATGCAGTGAAACCTCCGGGCATACCCTGCAGTTTATCTGTCAAATTACCGGCAGAGCCGAGAAGCTCACTGGCCTGTTTATTCAGGTCACCAAACATCTCTGTCAGCGATTCATCAACCCGTTTTAGCGAAAGCGTGAAATCAATCTTTCTGGCCGCACCATCACTGAAAAACTCGGTGCGTGTAGTCGATACTTTATCGACGATATACATCCCGAGGATATTTCCGGTTCCCTCTATCAACGGCCACGCTCTGCCTTCATTGGCCATCACCTCTACAGCCTTTAGTGAGATCCAACCGCCAGTGATAGCGGGGTATAGCGTACCAGCAAGCTGTATAGAGGTTTCCCCCTCGCCAAGAAACTGATAGGCAGGTGGTTTACCCACCCGGTCATTGGACACCCAGCGATAATCTTTCGAATGCTGCATCGACTGGTAAGGCAGGGTGCGAAGTTCAAACACAAACATTCCGAGAGCAAGCATCATCGTTTAATCCCCCTCAATAGTCGTGGGTCATGTTGGCACGCTGGCGGGCGCGTTTATCGCGCTCAATCTGTTCGAGCGTGTCGCGTAGTTGTCTGTCAAGCTGATGCCCCGGCGCAACACCTCCCGGCAGATTGATGTTGTATTCGCTTTTGCTCTGGTCAATGTAAGAGCGCCCCGCCGGTGCGGTAACTGGCTGATAAGCCTGATAGCCGCCATATGTGCTGGTTGCCGGGATGTAGGAATTACCCTGTGTGGCGGCATTGGTTTTGGCGGCGGTCTGGTCGAGGCTGTCCGACTCTTTGTTGATGATGCCGAGCTTTTCGAGAAGCCAGTCGACACCGCTGCGCAGCTTGTTAAAAACATTGAGCGGAGCCATCAAGGCAGAGGCCAGTGCCTGACCAAATATGACGCCGACATTTTTGCAGCTATCAAGCGTTTCCTGCGTGGCCTTAACCGGTGCTATCAGGTCTTTAAACCACTGCCAGACGCCGCGCAGTTTCTCGCCGAGACCATCAAAAATGGGAGCCAGTGGAGCTAACATTTCCCCGACTGGGGCAAAGGCACTCATGATGCCTTCAATCACTCCCGAGAAAAATGCGCTGATGGGCTCCCAATATTTACGGATGAGTAGCGCCCCCGCCACAATCGCCGCACCGACGGCCACTATCGGCCAGGTAATCGCACCGAGCGCTGTCGCAATGGCACTACCGACGACAGTAAAGACCGTACCCAGCACGCCAGCAGCGGCGATAATTGCATTAATCCCCATGACAACCGGCCACGCAACGAGACCAATGCCGCCGATGATACCAATCAGCGCCAGCGCACCACCGGCGATGATGCCGATAGTTTCCGCTAACTCCTTGTTGTCTTTGATCCAGTCATCAAGCTTTAGCACATACCGTGTTGCTGTCTGAGTTAGCTGACGCAATGAGCTATCTTGCTGGTCATAGAGGTCAGTGCCGACCGCCTCATATGCTGACTGGAACTCCTTGAAGTCGCCGCCGAGGTTATCCTGCATAACCTTGACCAGCTCCTCTGTTTTACCGTCTGAATCCTTTATCGTGGCAGTTAGCTTATCGAGTTTTCCGCTTGCCGCTGCCGCCATAAGGACACTTGCAGACTTCATAGCCTCCTCGCCGAATATCGTTTTCACGTACTCGGCCTTTTGTGAGGTACCAAGATTGTTGCGCTTAAAACTGGCCTGCATTTCTTTCAGGATGGTAAATAGCGGGCGCGTATTGCCTTTGCTGTCTGAGGTTTTAACTCCCAGCTCTTTGAGAGCATCGTATGCTTTGCCTGTGGGTGCCTGTAGTCTCGTTATAACAGCAGCGCCGCCAGTCCCAGCCATTGACCCCCTGATGTTATTATCATGAAGTGTGCCGGTAATCGCCGCCGCCTGTTCAAGACTCACCCCAGCATTTTTCGCAACAGGGGCAAGGTAACTTAATGAGTCACTTAGTCCCTGAAAATCAGCGGTGGTTTTGTTCATCGTGGTTGAAAGAACATCACCGATATGCGCAGCCGCGTCATTAGAAAGTTGAAAGGCGGCTTTTGTCCCCATCAACAGTTGCGCGTTTTCCTCCATTGTTTTTTTGTTTGCAAGCGACAGGTTGAGAGTCACAGGTGTCATGGCCGCTATAGCCGCCGCATCACCACCACCTTTTGCAATGATAATCTGCGCACTGGCTGCATCATCAGCAGAAGCGGCTGTATTGTCACCGAGCTGGCGCGCCTGTTTGCGTAACGCCTGCATTTCTGGCGACTGCTTATCGACCCCGAGCACAGCCTGCAGCTCGGAGTTTTTTTGCGCAAAGTCATAACCGGGCATCAGCAATTTAACCCCGGCCATCGTTCCCGCTGTCGCAATACCGACCCCGGCAGCACCTGCAGCGGCCATGTTACCGGCAAGCTCCTTACCCGATTTATATCGCTCTTTCACTCGGTTTAGGTGCGCCTGCTGTGCGCTGACCTTCGCCAATGCTTCACGCTGCCGGTTGAGCTGCGCCGTCGTCTCGCTGATACGTGTTTTAAGCCCCCGCTCATCGTTTGCCAGATTGCGGGTATTGATACCGGCGGCACCCAGCTCGCGTTGCTGGCGTTTAACCGACTCGGTGAGGCTGTTGTATTTAACCTGCAGCCCCTCGGCGGCACGTTTTGCGGATTCGAGCACCTGTGCCTGCGCTCGCGTCGGGCGCTCAGTATTTTTGAATTGCGTGGCAAGCGCTTCAGCCTCGCGCTTTGCCTTCTCCAGCGACTGGCCGGTTACGGCCAGTTGAGCGCTGGTTTTGCGAAAGCCGTCGATTTTCGCGGCCTGCCCGTTCAGGTCACGCAGCCCTTTTTGTGTGTCGCGAATATCGCCCGACAGGGTTTTACTCGCGGTCTGGATGGATTTAAGCGGTCGGGTCGCCTGGTCGACCGCTTTCAGCAAAACCTCAAGTCTCAGGTTATTACTCATTGTGGTGTCCGCTACGCTGCAGCGCCTTTTCGCGCCATGTGATGAGCTCGGTCAGGCTCAGGGAATAGAGATCTGATAGCGGCCAGTGGAATATCACCGCGATATCCGCCATCAGGTCATCGGTCGACAGGTCGGGCGGGAAATCTACTCCGCCGAAGCCGGTGACAAAAAACCAATCACCTTAGCGGCCAGCGACAGCATATCGGGCAGGTTCATTGCGGTAAGCTCCTGCGCCGTAAGCGCGGGGTAGGTCATGCGTGGCAATACCTTAATCAGCGCATCGACTTCGGACTGCGCCACCGCTGCCAGACTGACACCGCGCAGGGTACCGGCGTTCGGCTCAATCAGTGTGACTTTATCAATCGTCTGACCGGCGCGCTTAATCGGCTTGTCGAGGGTCACGACGTTCGGGTTTACGGTGTCAATTTCATTGCCAGCCATATCAACAAATTCAGCGGTTTTACGTGGTGCTTTTGCCATGATGTTTTTCTCTGCTCTGAATGGGGATTAATAACCGGCCAGCAGTGCTGACCGGTCAGGGAATTACAGCCCGATTGCGCGGCGGTGCTGTTCCAGACGGTCGACGCCGTTCACCTTCTCAACCATGTTGACGGTGTCGATTTCGATGACGTCGCTACCATCAATCGTGAGGCGGTAATAGGTGCATACGGTCGACAGTTTGGTCGAGGTGTTTTCACCCTGCTTATTCTCGCCGCCGTCGATTTCTTTATGACGGCCACGCATGACCACCTCGACCGCCACGATTTCGCCAGTGTCGTCACGTTGGTAAGAGCCAGCAAAACGCAACGGCACAGCGTCAGCACCCGGCGCGGCGTACTGCGCCCACAGCGCCACATCAGGCAGGCCACCGACAGACCATTCGACGGTGAGCGCATCATCGTCGAGACCAAGGTCAATCGCCGCCGCGCCATTCATGCCGCCGCCGCGATAGTTTTCGAGCTTGCGGGTCAGCTTCGGCAGCGTCACGGATTCCACAACGCCCATGTAGCTAAGGCCGTCATTGAACATGTTCAGATATTTAAGTTTGCGGGGTAGTGCCATGTTGTTTCAGGCTCCTTAGCTGTTGACCGATTCGGCCAGATCCACCAGATATTTATCGGTGATACGCTGGCGCAGGGTTAGGCTTTCCAGTGGTGGAACCGGTGTATAGTCGTAGTCGATATACAGTTTCCCGGCCTTGAGGGTTTCCTTATCGTTCGATTCCTCGTCGAACCAGCATTCACCGTCCACGATGTAGCCGTTTGATTTCAGCTCGCGGAATTTGGCGTTAATGCCGTCGACAATGTCACGGATAAGTGATGCGGTGATGGGCTTATCGACCGCCCACATGTGCGCCTCGGCCATCGTGTCGGCCAGCACCTGCGCGGTGCGGGTGTAGTTCTCAAACAGGAAAAGCGGGTCATCAGAGCAGGTGCGGTTACCCCAAAAGCGGAAGCCATCCTTACGCACCAGTGTCGTGACCCCGGCCTCGTTGAGCAGATCAGCATCGGTGCCGGATGCCTGCAAATCCCAAAACACTGACGCACTGATGCCGGTAACACCCTGCACGCCGACGTTAGACAGGGTTTTGTGCCAGCCGACGGTCTGGTCGATATAGGCACGCAGGCCGAGTGCGCGCGCAGTTGCGTATGCCGGTGCGGTGGCGTTTGTGGTGGTATCCCATGCAAGGAAATCAGGCCAGATGACCATCAGCTCGCGCTGGCTGAAATTCTCGCGATAGGCCATCGACTCGGAAATGGTTTTACAACCCCATGCGCTGACATAACCAAACGCGCGCAGGCTGATACAGACCGAAGCAAGTGCGACTGCGACCTCTTTGGTATCGAGACCCGGCACGCCGAGAATGCGCGGCTTAACGCCGGTGACTGCTTCGGCAGTCAATAGCGCCTTGATGCCGGTATATTTACCGTTCTCATCCGTGCCGCCGATGATATTGGAAATGGTCTGCGCTTCGGCGTCTTCTCCGGTACCTTCGGCAACACGCACGACAACTGTGACAGGTTTTGACTGGTCGGCGATGGCCTGCAGGGACGCGGCCAGAGTGCCTTTTTTACCGGCTTTCGCAATGGCGCTTTGCACATTGGTAATCAGTACCGGCTCGTTGAGGGGAAAGGTTGCCGCATCCGCATCGCTGGCTGTACAGACCATGCCGACGATTGCGGTTGCAACAGTGGAAATGACGCGGGTGCCGTCGTTAATCTCAAGCACCTGCACGCCGTGGTGAAAATCACTCATCCGGTTAACTCCGTGGTTAGTGGGCAAGTGTTATTGTCCTGGCTGGTCTGTTGAGGGGCTATTTATCGGCGATGGGTAGGGGATGGCACATAAACAAATCATAAAAAAGACGGGCATCAGCCCGCCTTGCGTTATTCCGGTTTTACCGGCCACTCGATATCCGGTGCTGTTGAGGTGTCGACCGCGTTCAGTGCCTGAATGTATTTCATCCATGCAATCAGGTTGGCTTTGTCATCGTCGCTGATGATGTCGAGCTGCAGCTCAGTCTGCCACAGGCTGATTGTGCTTTGCGCTTCGGCCAGCAATGAGGCTTTATTCTGTTCTGCTGTCGCAACCTGACCGCCTTTCTGTGCATCCGCATCCATAATCCATTCGCTACCGTTCCAGCGGTCGTAAGGCGTCATCGGTTCGATGGTGGTCACATTATCAGGATAATCACCAAGCCCGGTAATCTCGACAGGCTGACCGGTTTCGGTGTCATACACGGTCTCGCCCCGGTGGTCGACAACATAATCCCACCCATCAAGGCTGGCCGTGCGGCAAATGGCAAAACCTTCTTTCTCATCGACCGGCGCATCAGTACACGAGTTGGCTGGAATCCCCACGCCCACCGCTAGAAACTCGGTGGAAGTCGACAGAAACTCGCGCGTTTCCCCGTCGTAGTTATAAACAGTCATATCACCGGCTTTTGTGGCAATACCGATTTTATTCAATGTTGCTTTCGCCATTATGCCGCCCTCACGATGTAATTAAATGCGATGTTACGCGGTCGTGTTTCAGCTCCGCCGGTATTACCTACACGACCTTTAGAGTGAAGGGTCGGGGTAGGAATCAAGCTACCTCCAGTCGAAGATGCATCAAGCCCGCGTCCCTGCACGTATGTAGAACGATAAATGACACCAATATCCCATTCATCGGTTTCCTCATATGCAGTATTCGCGACGATGAAGTGTCGGTGCCTTTCCAGCATTCCCGTCTGCGCGCTCAGTAACATGCGGCCTGAATCAATACCGCGCCCATCATCCCAGCAGCGAATAAACTCACCGCGTAAATCAGGCAAATAACCAGACGGAAAAACTGCAGCCAGCCCCGGATATTTCGCCTTATCAAATGCCGCGCCGTTGCATTTCAGCCAGCCTGTCGGCGGCGTTGCTGACGGGAAAGGAAGTGGCACACCTACTGGCGTATATTTCGCTATGTCGGCGACTTGCAGGTACTGCGGATGAGGATTCGCGGCGGCGAGGTGTGCGGCCAGCAGATTATCGGCATAGGCTTTCACCTCAATAACCTTATCGTCGACATACTGGCGCGTTGCCAGCACGACCGACGGGTCGATTTTCAGAGTAATAGCCGACGTGCTCGACACAATCAGAATCATGCGAATGGTCTGCGTGCGGCCGCTTCCCTCCTGCAGTTGTGGTTTGTAGGTTTCCGGGCAGTTCGCCACGGCAATAAGCACACCGGCATCATCATAGAGACCAATCTCACGGATCCAGAAACCGCCCTCATTCTCGGGAATAATCTGTTCCGCGATAATCTGGCTGGTATTGGCCGGGTCAACGGTCAGCAGGTTCAGCGGCGCGATGCGCTTCTGGTTAATGAGCTTCGTCTGCGTCGGGTCAGGGGTCGGCAGCGTACCATTCGCATCACCGACCGCCATCTGCGTCAGGTTGAGCTTGGTACCGAGTGTCGCCGCGTTCGCCAGCCGCGCCGCGCCCTGATTGGTCAGAATGGCAAAATATTTTGCGGTCATGCGTTCACTCTCAGGTTATCAATCAAATGGATGGCCGAGGCCGGGTAATATTCACCGCCGACGACAATTTCCTCGGGGGTGTAGGGGTAAACGGTCAGCGCGTCGCCGGCGTAGCATCCCGCGCCGACATACAGCTCGCCGGTTGCACTCAGGCTGATAGCCAGCCCCGTCAGGTGGCGACTTGCCGGTTTGGCGTCTTCAATCAGGCGCTCAAGCTCCTGATACATTTCGTCAGTGATGCCGCTGTCGAGGACGCCAACAACGAGGCGGAATGTGCCTGGCTCCTCGTCGAGTTGCCACCACTCGCGCACCTCAATCAGAAAGCCGAGCGGCTCGACGACCCGACGCAATGCGCTGATGGTGCCTTTGTGCTGATGGACGAAAAACGAGGACGCGCAGACGCTGCGCTTTGTCGCCTCCGGCCATTTCTCATCCCACCTGTCGACCGACAGCGCCCACGCCAGATACGGCAGCAGCTTTACCGGGCAGGTGCGCCAGTTCCACAGGGTGCGCAGCGGTACCGGCACGCGCTGAATCTCAGAGAACGCAGCGGCGGCGGCGACCTCCAGCGGCGACGAGCCAACGGGTAATAGCCGGTCATTCATCCGAGCCCCCGATAGTTATCTGGTACTCGGTACAGTTCGACGCCTGCGACTTACTCAGCACTATGTCGGCCTGCGGTGATGTCAGCTCGACACGCTGCACCCCCTCAACATGCAGCGCCGCATAAATGGCTGACAGACGGATATCACGCCCGAGGCGGTGCTGCGCGCTGATGTAGCTCTGCAGCTTCTGCTCTGACGCCTGCCTGATGGGTTCAGATTCGGGGCCGGGGTAAACGTAGATCGTCGCGTCAATCTGGTACGGTACAATCTCGGCTGACTGGACGGTCACCCGGTCAGCCACCGGGCGCACATCTTCGGCGTTCAGCGCTTTATCAACAATCGCCAGTAGCTCAGGGCTGGCAGTGCCGTCACCCTCACGCGATAGCACGGTAATCGTCACGCAGGCTGGCGACGGGCTGGCGACCGAAACGTCAGCGACCCGCCCGTCGGCGCTGCGACCGTGATACTCATATGCACCGACCGGACCCGCCACGCTCAATCCCTCAAACGCCTGTTGCGTGCGCAGTCGCAGGTCGGTATCAGATTCCATAACGGCAGGTGTCGGCGGGATGGTGGTATCATCCGCCGGGGTGATGGTCAGGCGTTCGGTATTATTGTTCCCGGCTACGACGTCGAGGTCGTTACCGGCGGAGTAGGCCAGCGTCACCGCCTGCGCGGCTTCGTTCACCCGCTGACGCCAGATAACTTCACGGTAGGCGTTTTCCTGCAGCAGCTTAACAACCGGCTCTGACTCAAGTGTGAGCGTCCGGGCAATGGCCTCCTGCTGGTCTTCTGGATAGAGCGATATCAGCGTCGCTTTGCGTTCCGCAAGGATGGTTTCATAGTCCAGTTCCTCAACCACATCGGGAACGGGTAACTGACTCAGGTCAACGGTTGCCATAGTTATTTAACTCAGTGAAACAGTGGTTGAAACTGACGCACCGGTATCGGTACGCATCCCGGTAATATCGACATACATCTCGCCAGCGTCGCCGGCCTCAAAGCTGATGGATGTAAGCCTGATGCGCGGCTCCCACTTCTGGATAGCCGAATAGCACGCCACCATAATTTGCAGCCTGAGCGCCGGGTTTTGCGGCATATCAATCAGCGCCGACAGAAGCGAGCCATATTCACGACGCATCACCCGCGAGCCGACCGGCGTCAGCAGAATATCGCGCATGCTCTGGCTGATATGCTCGGTATCGCTGATGCCAAGGCCGGTATTTCGGTTCATCCCCTGATAGCGCGCCGTCATAACGGTGCCCCCGTTTGCCCGCCGCTGTCGCCCGGGGGTTTATGGGTGTGGAGTACCTTGCCATTAGACGACAGTGACCCGCCGGTATGTTCGAGATTGCCGCTCATCTTGCCGCCTTTCTGCACCTCAAGCGTCGCCGTCGTTAGCTTATTGGTGCAAATCACCTCCGGGGTGTCGAGGGTGATACTGGTCGAGGCTTTCACCAGTACCAGCGGTACGGTTGCGGTGATGGACTCCGATGCCGTCACGTCGGCCGTTTTTATGCCGCTGACCGTCAGCGCGCCGGTTTCGGGCTCGTACTCAATGACCGCACCATCAGGGAAAGCCACATGCCACGCATCCGCCGAGGCAGACGGGGCGGGGTTATCGTCGGAGAAAATACCCGGCAGCACGAAAGCGGTATCAAGCTCGCCACCGATTGCCAGCAGCAGAACCTGCTCACCGACCGAGGGAGCCCACCACGTCCGCGAACGACCGGCTCGGGTGGTCAGCCAGTTCAGCCAAGTGGTTTGCATCCCCCCGGTCTGGATACGACATAGCCCCTCCTTGAGGTCTACGTCGCTAACGATGCCGGTACGGATGAGATTTCGGATCGCGCGTGCGATTTCTTGCAAAGAATTTAGATTTTTCATATGGGAAGGATGACGCCCGGCAAGATTAGTGGCAATCGAGATGGATTCTGTGAGGAATGAAACAACTTCTGAGAGGTCTACTCAACATCTATGAAATCTTGTGAGAATTAATTAGAATAGCCAAGTTGAATATGCAATTACCCTGGCTCACAGTAAAAAATGAAGGTGTTTGGCAAATGACTGAAAGAAAAAAAACCTTAGGCGATGATGAGGTTGTGCCTTATTTTAATAACGATTGTGAACAAATAAAATTCGAATTTGCTTATTTAATAGTTCTTTTTGTAATAGGTTGCATTCTCGCCTTTCTTTTTCAATTTGTTTTTGAGCTGTCATATAATAATAAAATATCTTTGTTTTCTATTCTTGGTGGTTTTTTTGGAGGGTGGGTGTATAATGCAAAATGGTTTTATAGAGTAACTGCTAGAGGGAAAAACAATCAGTATAATTTCCCTTGGGAATCCCATAAGTTCTACTGGAGGATTTTTATTCCGTTCTTAGCTGCTTTAGTGGCTTTTTGTTCTTATACGATATTATCTCCGGATACGTTTGTATCCTCCATTAAAGGGCATGGTAAGACCAAAATTGCATTCTCGATTTGTTTTATATTAGGATATTTTTCAGACTTAGTTCTAAGCCGACTCGCATCTTGGGCTGAAAAATTGCTCCCTAAAAAACCAGGAGACAATAAACGTGAATAATTCTTGTAATTCGTTCTGTGGAATATGCGATGAAATAAATGGCATTAGCCTTATCAAAGGATACGATGAAATCGTAAATGACAAGAAAAATATCATTGCAGAAACAAATGATTTTCTAATTGTACCTAGTATTGGCCCGCTAAATAATTCGCATGTGATGCTGATTCCTAAGCGGCATATCAACTCCTTTGCTGCTCTTGATCGAGATACCCGGAGTAATGGCAAGGAGATTCTGCGAGAACTTAATGAATTTATAATCCACCAATCTGGTAGATCTCTAATTTTCTTTGAAAGCGGAGCAGGTGAAAATATAGATCGTTCAGGAGGGTGCATTTCTCACGCTCATATACACTGTGTTTATTATACACAAGAGTTTGAAAATGCTCTAAATAAAGAAATTAACTTTAAGAAAATTGAAGGTGAGAATTTAAGTTTTGACATTAAAAATGGATATGTGTGGTATATGAGTAATAGTTATGATGAATTTTTATGCAACAAACCACTCTTACCATCTCAGTTCCTTAGATATCTTTATTCTAATGCAAATTTGATACATGGCAATTGGAATTGGCGCAGAGATAACAACATCAGCGGTGTTCTAGAGGTTATTGATAATTACGCAGATTTCAAACTATAAAATCAAGGCTGGTGTTTATCCAGCCTCATCACAAAATAATATATTAGATCATAATTAATCCAAAGCCCCAATTATTAACCGCTCAATAATTCTCATATCTATACTATTGAAACCGAGCAACGGGCGCGCCTCGTACTGCACATCCCGGCTGTTACGGTTTGGCCGGTCTTTGAGGCCGTACTGATGAACCCGCGCCATGCGCTGCACCTTGCCGGTAAACTCCACCACCGCCGCACTGTCGCTGCCTTTGGCTTTCATAAAGCGACTGGTGCGCAGTTTGGCGAACATTTCACGTTTAATCCGACCTTTCTTGCTCCGCACCGGCTGGCGCTTTCGTGCCGCATACGGGGTGCCGTCGGGTGCCTGCTGGCGCTTGATACGCTGTTGCTGACTGGTACGCAGCTTTTTCGCAATCTCAGCCGCCATTTGCCGACGTGCCGCCGGTGACAGGCTGGCAATCAGACCGGCAAGGCGTTCCTGCAGCGCGGTTAATTCACTCATCCCACTTACTCACCAGTTCGCCGTTAACGTACAGCTCGACCGGGCGCGTCACCGGCTCAGGCAGTGGCGGCTCAGGGGCATAGCTGACGTGCAGCGCGCCGTCGACCTCTTTGACGAGTGTGCGCTCGGTGAGCCTCAGGCTGATACTGATATCGAGCGAATCGTCGTTATTGATATCAATAATCCAGGTGAATCCTTTTTCCCGCCCGTCGTCGGTGGTCATAATGTCCGGCTGATGTTCACGCAGCCACGCCTGCACCGGCACGAATATCAAATCAAGGTCACCGGTGAAGTCAGTCACCACCACGTTAAGCACGTACACCTTTTCAAACGACAGCGAGCTCGCCAGTCGGGAATCGGTATGGCCGTTGTCGGCAAAAAGGCGCAGCATATCGGGATTATTTCGGAGCTGCGGCACGGCGTTAATCAGCGCTTTGCGCAGGCTTTTGTGCTTCTGCATCGAGTTCATCCTGACAGTGTTTGACGGTTTTAACCTGCAGCGCGCAGGCGGTCAGCGCGCCCTCAAGACGGCGGATATCTGCGCTCAGGTCACCATTGGTTTTCGGGTCACTTCCCGGCATCGGACAAAGGCTCACCCTCGGGCATCCGCTGACCACAATCACCGGCACTGGCGCAGGCGGTGCGGGTGTGCAGCCGACGCACAACATCAGGCAAAGCAGCGTTATACCAGCGGCGAAAGGCTTCATTTTCATTAAGTAACCTCGTTATCGTCTGCTCACGGCGGCTGGCCTCTGCGCTGGCCTTTGCGAGCTGTTCGCGCAGTTCCACCTGCGCGGATTCATTACGTCGGGCAAGCTGACCGGCAACACTGAGCTGATTTTTCAGCATGCCAATCGTCGTCTTTTGTTCGCTTGCGACGCGGTTTGCCGTCTCAAAGGAGCGGGATAAATTGCCGTTCTCATGGCGCAACCACAGCAGCCCGAGCACGGCCAGCACCAGCAGCGTTATCAGGATTTTCATGCCATCACCCCGCCAGCCGTGCGCCACACAGTGACCAGTTTGTCGAGGCTGTGCTCACGCTGGCCGTAACCTGCACCCGGCAGCGACGCCCATATATTGCGGCAACGTGAAATTGCTCGCTCAATACGCCCCGCTTTAATATCCTCAATGGCACCGCGCTCCCGGATTAACTGAATCGCAAGTTTGTCCTGCGACAACGGGCTGAAATCAGGCAATGCGAGCTGTTTCTGATAGTGCGGCCAGTAGAGATAAAGCTGCTGGTAACGCCCTGATGCCGTGGATTTTTCGCCGCGTTGATTAAACACTTTCGCTGGTCTGCCATGTGCGAAAGGGTGGTCGGTGTAGTCGGTGAAAATTTCCGGCTTGCCATCAATGCCAGTGACAATGACGTCGTAACCACGATTTTTCGTCAGCGGATGCATCGCCGTCCCTTCGGAATAGGCCAGCATGTCCAGAAACGCGGCGATATTCTGGTGAGTATTAATGACCGGCATCGCTATCCCCCTGTTGTGACTTAAAGCGGCGCTGAATGGCGATTTCCACCACCTGATAACCTGCAATGCCGAGCATGGATCCAATCCCACAAACGGCAGGCAGTGACATATCTGGAAACTGCACCAGAACAACACCGGCGACCATTGAAACAAAACCGCCGAGCAGCATGCGGCCGATAAACAGGCGCGGGGTAATGGGCTCACCACCCGCCAGCACTTTTCCGACAACAATCATCACGCCAATCACAAACAGTGACAGGACGCCTTTTTCCCCTTCTGTCATGGTTTACTCCCAAAGGTTGATAGTTTCTGTTACGGGTGACGATGCCACGTCGGGCAGGTCAATTGCCGTGCCATGCGGCAGAATGACGCCCAGCTCAGACAGACCGGGATTAGCCTGCAGCACCGCCTCGACCACGCCCTCAGTGCGCCCGTAATACCGGGCGCAAAGCGCGTCGATGGTGTCGCCCTGCATCGCGTAGACTTTCATCAGAGCTGACCCACGATGCAGCGCGGCTTATCCTGCAGGCGCGAGACCGACCAGCGCATATCCCGCCACAGGTCATCAATGGTGGTTTCGACGCTGTCGGCTTTTTTGTCACCCTTGCCGGTGGCCTCAACCCCGCGATAACGCTCATACAGGGTGGCGGTCGCCATCGCCGTCACGGCGCTGAGGTAGTGGAAAATGCGCACATTCTCGCCGTCGATTTCCTCGGCGTCAGGCACGTCGGCCAGTGTCTTAAACCCTGCGGCAATCTGGCGCAGCCGGTAGTCGTAAAGCTCCGCATTGGTTTCCGCCATGCCGGTCTTGATGGCGTTGCGCAGGCGCGCATCGGAAACCGTCTGCTCAAGGCGCATCAGCTCGCGCACCCGCTTCGGATCCACATCAGGGAAAAAGAACGTGTTTTTAATCACTGCGTCGCCCGTCTCCGGTGCGGGAATCACCACGCCCGGTACGTCCTGCGGTTCGTCGGGCTGATTCAGTATTACTGTCGTCATGACAACCTCATTAGGTTGGGCGGTGGACGCCGGTCGCCGTCAGGGTCAAAACCCGCTTTGACCGGCGTGCCGCCCGGCTCGGGGAGCGTTCAGTTAACCGGCGGTTTTTACCGCCTTTGGTGGACGCCCGCGCTTTGCCGCCGGTTTGGTGGCAGGTTTGCGCGTGCGCGGTTTAGTCGTTTTACGGGGCGCGGCATCGGGCTTAGGCTTCAATGCCCGCTCCAGTCGCTCAATCTCTTTGCGCACACCGGCATTGCGGTCGAGCTGCATCGCGCGCTGAAACTGTGCCAGTGCTTCGGCGCTCTGACCGGCATCGCGCAGGGTTAGACCGGTCACCTTATGCAGTCGAGCGCGCACCATATCGGGAACGTCTGCGCCGTCGGTCAGGCTAAGGGTGGTCAGCAGTAATGCGAGGTCGACAGGCTCACCGGCATCGCGCAGGCGCAGCGCGGCAAGCGCCACCTCCTCAACCAGCATGTAAGGTGTCGTGCGGCGATAGTCAGAGGTGAGGCCGTACTTCAGCGCGTATGGCGCAATTTCCAGCGCGCCAGCGATATCACCGGCATCGAGACGCCACAGCATGACTGTCATCAGAATGTCATCCTGCGCACCACGGCCATCAGCCAGCACACCGGCGACCCACGGCGCATAGAACGGCAGCAGCTCACGCTTTTTCGCGGCTTTCAGTTCGTTTGAACGGATGGTTTTCAACGTGCGGCGGTCATCGGCCAGCTTTACCAGCAT